ATGAGTAGAGTTGCTGATATGATGCGGAGAGAAAGAGAAGCACAAGCAGCAAAGAAACAAAGAGAAAGAGAAGCACAAGCGAGAAAAATGCGCAAAGAAGAAGATGAGCATGTTGATGAAGCATATAAAGTGCCGAGCAACTATGCTGCGATGATGATGAAGAAGCGTAAGAAAGCAAATGATAAAGCGAAAAAATCACTAAAAGATCCGAGTCATAATCCTCCTTGGGCAAATTCTAAAGATGTGCGTGCAAGACACGAGTCTGTTAACGGAACGATTGATGAAGCAAAATCACAAGTTCAGATAAATAAGGAGCGCGAGATTTCGGCGCAAATGTTTCCCAATGCTAACTATCTAAATTCCAGCCAAAGAAAAAAGGTGGAAGATGCAGCAAAGGCAGCGTTGAAAAAAGAAAGAGAAGCGAAAAAAGCAGCTGCTGCTCCTAAAAAAGAAGTCAGCAAAACTTCTAAAGGAAAAACACGAACTGGTCGGGCAGATCCTGCTGATAAAAATATTATTGCGCAAATGAGAAAAGCACAAGACCTACATACTGAACTTGGTGTGAAAAATCATGATATTAGAGTTTCTCCTACAAGAACTGTTAACGTGCATAGTAGTGTAATAAACAAAGTTTTGTCTGCTCATGATAAGTTCACAAAACCGGATGATAAAAGAAAATTTAGAGTTGGTTTAATTCGTCAGTTGAGAAAAAGATAATGATGACGATACTTGGTTCATTGCTCGGTTTTTTGGGTTCTGCTGCTCCTGGAATATTTGAAATATTCAGCAGGAAAGAGCAGAACAAAAAAGACATTGAGATAATGAAACTACAAGCAGAATTAATGCGCGAACATGCGGAAATTGATTTAACTAGATTTAAAATTCGTGCTTTGGATGATGAACATGCACGTTTAATAGAACATGATATTGCAATGCAGATGGACCATGGTCCATTATCTTGGTTAAGAAAGTCAGTTAGACCTGTTATAACATATTTGTTTTTTGGTTTGTTCGCTGCGGTTAAAATTACTACACTATTACACGGAATGGAAAACGGACAAGATTTTTACACTGCTCTGCGATTAACTTGGGATGATCAAACCCAAGCAATTTTCGCAGCAATCATATCCTTTTGGTTTGGTTCAAGGGCATTAGAAAAAAACTTTTCGAGAAGGTCATAGGAGACAGTAGTTATGCCCGATACCGAATACAGAACCATATCTGATAGGTTTGATAAGATCGAGGAAAAACTCGAGACTTTGTCAGAAGCAATGATTGCTCTGGCAAGAGCAGAAGAAAAACTAGTTAATATTGAAAGAAACTATATCTCTCAATATGAAAGAATGAACAGATTTTCAGAAAAGATAGATAAAATAGAAGAAAAACTTACTGATTTAAGCAATTCTGTAAACTTTATGAGTAAATTTTTCTGGGTCGCTTGTACAGTTGGACTTGGCGCATTAATAACTCAGTATCTTTCTTGATATAAATAGATAAAATTCCCAAATTTGGAGACTAAAATGAACAAAGAAATTATAAAAAATGTTTTTACTGCTTGGATGGAGGTTCAAGAGAAAAAACTTTCAGACAAGCAAAAGAAACATATGGACACGGATAAAGACGGCGACATCGATGGTACTGATCTTGCCAATCTTCGTGCGAAAAAAGAATCTCACGGGGAAACTTGTTCAGAGTGCGGTTGCGACCCCAAGAACCCGAAAAAAGGTTGTGATTGCGATCATGAAAATAATATGGAATCTTACGATGGTCCAGATCTTTCAGTTTTCTCAGAAGAAGAAATCTCCAAGTTAATTAAGGATGGCGTTTTTACTGTTGATGAAGCAAAAGATAAGCACACTGCTGGCGCGACAAAACCCGAAGGTTTGCTCGATAAAGAATCAGGTAAGTCGAAAGAATTTGTTGCAAAACATAAAGTAAATGATGATTGGAAAGATTATGAAGAGAAGGGTCATGAAGACGCTTCTAAAGCAGGGAGAGCAACAAAGCAATCTTCCGGTAGAAGAGGTGATAATTTGAATAATGGTGATTCTAAGACACCTAAAAAGGCATAATAGGGAGAAATTGTTATGGATCCGTTACAAATAATTGTATTAACTGTTGCAGTTTTGTTTTGTAGTCTAATCGTTGGATTTGGTTTTGCTGTTTCTAACAGAGAGGTTGGTGAAATCGTTAAAGATATTTCTGAAGCTTCAGAAGATCTTCAAGAATCAATGGATGATCTTCAATCTAAACTTAATCTTATGACTAAATCTCAAATTGAAGATTATGGAAGATCTTTGGGAGTTGAATTAGACAAGAGAAAAACAAAGGTGAATATGATTAAGGATCTATTAAAACAAAAGGAAAAATAAACCATAATATGCAACTTTTTAATGAATTGAATGAAAATAATTTTCTTTTATATGCTGCCAAAAATTATTATAATCCTAGATGTATAGATGCAGAAGAATTTTATGAAGACTTGAATCGTTTTAAGTATACGAAACGATTGATAAGCAAATATAATCAGACTGGGGAATTGTCTGAAAGACTTATTTTGAATCATCTGATAGTTATATTTAATGTTTTTGGTTATCCTCAAGGCATCAAAATGCTAGAATATAAAATTGGCATGAATAATTGGCATATTATTAAACCTTTTTTGGTTTTTTTGAAGGCAATAAGAAATGATCAGTATACTGAAGTTTCTATGGAACAAAAAGTGGTAGATTCCTTGAGGAAAATAAAATGGGATTATTAAGTAGATCTGCTGATTTCGTCTACACTTTAAGGTTTTTACGACTTTTAACAACCTCTTTTGAAGATACAACAGCATATAAATTGGGAATAATAGACAAAGACGGTAAAAGAATAAAATCTAAGACAGTTACCTCTGATGAAGAAAAGTCTGCGTATAATTATTTTCATAGATTAGTTTTTAGTCTCAAAAGACTGCTTGGTAAAGTTCCTGGCGGCAAAACGTCACTTGCTTCTTATGCTGCTGCTCTGTATTTGGTAAAAGAGAAACTAAATCTAGAAGATTCCAGTATTGAAAAAATTATAAAAGAAAGTAACATAGAAGTTCTCGATTTTTTACAAGAGAGATCAGAGTGGTTTCTTTTAGATGATAAAATGCTATCGCCAGGAATTTATAAAGTAAACGAAAACAAAATGATAAATTCAACTTGTTATGAAATTGTAAATAAGAACGATAAGATTCGAGTATTGGCAGATTCTTATCCGGTTGGTGAAATATTCGGCGTTGATGTTTATAAAGCAATTCATGTAAATAGTAATCAAGAAATATATGTAACCGTAGGAGAATTGATTAAATGAAAACATTTAAACAATTTACAGAGGAGGCAATGACTGCTGGTGATGCAGGGATCCCGCAAGACACTAAAAACATGGGGAGAAAAAAACGCAGACCTTCAATTCTGACCAGACACTATATAGAAGTGAACGGTAAGATTAAGAAACGAGCAAAAATGCCGACTTATTAAATGCTTGATAATTCACTATAAAAAAATATAATATATAAAATAACAAGAAACACTCCTTGTTTTTATTCGCCGAGAATTCATTACTATGGCTAAACAGAATTATATGGGGTTGCAAATTGACCTGTCTCGTGACGAACTATTTGATAATTTGGGTATCCAAAGACTAAAAGAAAGTTATATGCGTGAAGATGAAGAATCTCCGCAAGAGAGATTTGCTTTTGTAAGTAAATCTTTTGCTTTAATGATGAGCATGCGCAAAGATTATACGAATATAGCAGCAAGCATTGGTTATCATATTCCACTCCAATTTTATCTTACGGACGTTCCAAAAAAGGAATGCCGATATCTTGTTTTTTAAACTACATTGAAGATACAGCAGAAGGTTTGGTTCACAATCTAAGCGAAACAAATTGGTTGTCTATGCTTGGTGGTGGCGTTGGCATTGGTTTCGGTATACGTGCTAGTGACGACAAATCAACTGGTGTTATGCCTCATCTAAAAACCTATGACTCTTCCTCTCTAGCATATCGACAAGGTAAAACTAGAAGAGGATCATATGCTGCTTATCTGGATATTTCTCATCCTGATATAATTATGTTCTTGGAAATGAGAAAACCAACTGGAGATCAAAATATCCGTTGCCTTAATTTGCATCATGGGATTAATATTTCAGATCGTTTTATGGAATTAATTGAACGATGTATGGTAGACCCTGATGCGGATGACGGTTGGAATCTTTGCGATCCTCATTCTGGTGAAGTTAGAGAAACTGTTTCTGCTAGACTATTATGGCAGAGAATCATAGAACTTAGAATGGAAACAGGCGAACCTTATATACACTTTATAGACACAAGCAATAATCATCTACCTCAGTGGCAGAAAGACTTGGGATTAAAAATCCACCAGTCTAATCTCTGTTCAGAAATTATTTTACCCACCGACAAGGACAGAACAGCAGTTTGTTGTCTTTCCTCCGTCAACTTAGAGTATTATGACTCTTGGAGTAAAAATACTCATTTCTTGAAAGATATCGCAGAAATGCTCGATAATGTTTTGCAACATTTTATTGATAATGCTCCTAACACTGTCGGTCGTGCGAAGTATTCTGCTATGCGTGAAAGGAGCATTGGAGTTGGTGCTTTAGGTTTTCATGCATATTTACAAAAGAATATGCTGTCATGGGAATCTATGTTTGCCTCTAGTGCTAATTACAGAATGTTTAAACATATTAGGAGTAAATTGGATGAAGCAAATTTGGAATTGGGTTCAGAACGTGGTGAAGCCGTTGATGCAAGAGGCACAGGAAGAAGATTTAGTCACGTTATGGCTATCGCTCCCAACGCTTCTAGCAGTATTATTATGGGAAACACTTCGCCGAGCATTGAACCATTTAGGGCTAATGCTTATAGGCAAGACACATTATCTGGATCTTATCTTAACAAAAATAAGTATTTGGTGGAAGTTATTAAGAATAAAATATCGGATAAAAAAACTAGAATGGGAGAAGAAGAGATCTGGTCGTCAATAATGTCTAATGATGGATCGGTTCAGCATCTTACATTTTTATCTGAAGATGAAAAGAATGTATTTAAGACCGCGATGGAAATAGATCAAAGATGGTTAATCGAACACGCAAGTAAAAGACAAGAGTTTATTGATCAAGCGCAGTCGCTGAATTTGTTTTTTAGACCAACAGTGAATATTAAATATTTGCACGCAATTCATTATCTCGCTTGGAAATCTGGTCTAAAAACTTTATATTATTGTAGATCTGAGAAATTAGGAAAAGCAGATAAAGTCTCGCGAAAAGTAGAGAGAGAAATCATAAAAGAACTTGATATGAGCCAATTGGTAAATGATGATACTTGCCTTGCATGTGAAGGATAGTTTAATTGAAAACTATCTCGAAAATAATTCCTCCAAATACTAACACATTTAATAAAATATTTGTGGAAAAAATAATTGACGATGATGATGTCGAACAACTTATAAAACTCTATCGTAATTTGAAATCTCAAAATGCTCATCAGGATTACAATTTATTTGATCTTAAAAAGGCAAATGTACCATCAGAGTTTCGTAAAATTTCTCCGATAGATAAATTATATAAATTTAGCGAGAAAAAATATATCACTGCTTGTTATTTCCTAGAATATAATAAAGATTCTTTCACTAGGACTCATAGTGACAATGGTAGTAATATCACCATTGTCACAATACTAGATACTAAAGATCTTGTTGGAGGAGAGTCATTAATTTTATCGCCTTATAATAAGAAACCGAGACCAAAAACAAGTTATGCGAATAGAACAGAAAAAGAATCTAAAACTCCCCCATATGGTAAAAACATAATACCTAAGATAGTAAAATGTAAAGATGGTGAAAGTTTAATTTATGGAAAAGAATTGAATCATGGAGTATGTCAAGTTGAAAGTGGATCTAGATTGGTTTTTATAACATGGTTTGATGATGAAAAAAGAAAATGAGGAAAATGACACCTGAACTGAGAAGTAAACTAGCTGAGTGTGCGAAAGGAAATACTAATGTCAGGGGGAAAATATGGGTTGTCAATGAGCAAAATGTTAAAAAGCGAGTTGATCCAAATAACATACCAGAAGGATATATAAAGGGAACAAAATGGCAAAACCAAGATTAACTGAAGAACGTGCTTACTTCAAACCATTCAACTATTCATGGGCATACGATGCTTGGCTTAAACATGAACAGTCACATTGGTTGATGACAGAAGTACCGATGTCTGATGATGTAAAAGATTGGCAAAAAAGATTAACCAAAGAAGAAAAGGCATTTCTCACAAACATCTTTCGTTTCTTCACACAAGGCGATATTGATGTAGCAGGTGGTTATGTAAACAACTACCTCCCTTATTTTAAACAACCTGAAGTTAGAATGATGTTGTGCGGATTTGCTGCTCGAGAAGCATTGCATGTAGCAGCATATTCTCATCTGATAGAAACTTTAGGAATGGCAGAATCTACATACAACGAGTTCCTTGAGTATGATGCCATGAAAGACAAGCACGAATACTT